TCCGTAAAAGGATGTAGGAATACGATTGATAGTGGCTATAACAATGAGGCAAAATACTTACTATATGGGTTCGAAAAAGAGCTTAATCTCAAATCAGAGAGTATATCTAAATCCGGCCTCAGCCCCGAAAGCACCACGCCTAAAGGTACCATTACGCCGCCTTCATCTTTTAGTGATATAGAACTTCGTAAATACTGCATAGAGCAGACCCGCAAAGATCAGGTATATCTCCGGATAGAAGACGCTCAGAGGCTTTATGACTACATTTTGAATGGTAATCAGCGAGGAAAGGAGGTAACAAATGAGCATTAAAGAAATACTGAGTAGTGATTCAAATTTAAGTGTAACAATAAAATCTACTGATTTGAAAGAGTTTGCGGATCATATTATAAAACAGACGATCAAAGAGGTTTTGGCCTCTAATATGAAGTCGGATGAAGAGTATTTAACCGTCAATGAAACCGCAAAGATGCTTTGTGTTAATCGTAGTACTTTATGGAGTTGGAACAAAAAGGGATACTTATGTCCTGTTGAGATAGGCGGGAAGCGTCGCTATAAAATAAGTGATATTGATTCAATTCTTAAAAATAAACGAACCGATGAAGAACATGAATAGTCTTTCCAAGCACCTGTTTACGGTCATCATAAGCATAGTTACGGTTGCCGGTTGCATCTATGCCGGCAACGTAGAGATGAATGATGATATCCTCTCAGGTATGAGTTTTGAGAAGTACCAGTACATCCATGATCGTATCGGTGATCGTGCCACTTCATCGGATGTGGTAAAGGAGTATTTGCGTAATCGGCGGTTCTATGATTCAATCGCCTATTAAATTCAAATCAGTTTAGAAATGAAGCAAAGTGAACTAACACACGGTTCTCTATTTAGTGGGATCGGTGGCTTTGAATTAGGTGCTGAGATGGCCGGAATTGATACTTTGTGGAATTGTGAGATAGAAAAATTTCAAGGTGAAATATTAAAAACCAAATTTCCTTATGCAGAAAGATTCACAGATATTACAAAAACAACCGGTCTCCGATATGTGGACATCATTAGTGGAGGATTTCCGTGTCAAGACATCAGCGTTGCCGGAAAGCGTGAAGGTATTAAAGGGAAGCGTTCCGGGTTATGGAGCGAAATGTATCGAATTGTACGGGAAGTTAGACCTAAATACGTCATCATTGAAAATTCGCCAGCTCTCACTATTTCCGGTCTTGAGCAAGTCTTATGCGATCTTTCCAAAATCGGGTTTAATGCGGAATGGCAATGTATATCAAACTACGCTTTTGGATACCCGCACAAAAGGGAAAGACTTTACCTTATTGCCTACTCCGACAAAATCGGATTACAAGGCGACATTTGTAACGATGGACGCTTTAACTCGATATTTAAAGAGTGGACATCAGATACGAGTGTCGGATATACTTGCGCAAAAAGGATTCTTGAAATCCCAGCGCATAGCATTGTTAGAAATGATGATGGGTTTCCCAATTGGACACACAGAGTCGGCTCGATAGGAAATGCTGTTAATCCTTGCGTTGCAAAATACCTATTTGAATGTATTAAAGGATTTGATAAACAATTAGCGTAAAACAGTTTAGAAATGAATAAAAAGGAGCAGCAAGCAATCGACTTCCTTCGCAGCATGGAACGTGACGATCCGATGTGTTTAGGCTTTTCTGGTGGTAAAGATAGTGTTGTAATTCTTGACCTTGCAGAGCGTTCCGGCATAAAGTATAATGCTTCTTACGCAAATACTACCGTTGACCCGCCCGGAACAATCAGTTTTATAAAGAAGAATTATTCACAGGTTCGGATACTTCAACCGAAGCAATCTTTTTTTCAGTTGATAGAAACTAAAGGTTTACCCGGCAGAATGAGGCGTTTTTGCTGTGAGAAGTTGAAGGAGCAATACGGTATCGGTCAGCGCATAATCGAGGGAATGAGGTCAGAAGAAAGCCAATTGAGAGCATTATATGAACCAGAACAATGCGATGCGCGTAAGTGGATGAAAGGTGCAAAACATATCCTTCCGATTCTAAACTGGTCAGAAACTGATGTTTGGAACTATATCCGAAAATACAACCTTCCGTATTCTAAGTATTACGATGCGCCTTACAATCTTTCTCGTCATGGATGTGTTGGTTGTCCCCTTGCAGGATGTAAACAGATGCAGAAAGAGTTTAAGATGTTTCCTGGATATGCAAAGCGCATGATTGTCTCCATAGAACGCTATATGAACAACAAGCCTAATAATGCGCTTGCAAGAAATTTCAGCGACCCGTACGAAGCTTTTTACTTCTACATCAATGAAATGCCTATGCAGGACATTAGACGGTTGAAGAAAGGACTCTTTTACTTTAATGCAAAGGAGGTTATACGGAAAGAGATTTTAAATAGAATAGAGTAAAACTAAAACAGAACAGATATGAATAAGTATATCAAGCCATTTACAGTCCTGATAGTGGGCATCGCTATCGGCAATAGGGTGTTTAATCATCTCCACGCATGGCTGGGCGTGGCAATAATTACAGCCACAATAATTTTCTTTATTTACAAACTTACTAAAATTATCAAAAATGAAAAAGTTGATTAGTTTAATGTTGGTCTTTATGACCTTATTATTTGTATTGGTTTCATGTGAAAGAGTTGCCCCTAACTATGCCGGCGTCTTTATGGAAAACTACGGCAAGCAAGGCAAGGAAGATTTTAAGGTGGTCTCCGGCAGGGTTTCAACGTGGGATGGGGGGACAGAGTTGTTCCAGGTTCCGTTGTTTGACCAGCGGGGAGAGTTCAGTGCACCGGTAACATTAAAGGCGGCTGATAATACTGAATTTAGCGCTCGTCCTTCATACTCTTACAAGGTAATAAAGAGTCGTGCTATAGATGTCGTGTTTGATAACAAACATATTGATAAAGCCGAAACGGAAACCGGAAAAGACGGTTTTATGCAGTCATTGGAAGATAACATATTAGAACCCCGCATCTACGATCTTATAAAGGAAGAGAGCCGGAAGTACAAAACCGACAGTCTTATGGCAGATGGCGGATCGCTTGTCTTTGAAAAGCGTCTGGAGCAAATCGTTGAGAAAGAGTTTGATAAACGTGGACTGCAATTGTTAACCTTTTCCGCTCAATTGGAATTTTCAGATAAGGTTAAGGAAAAGATTGATAGCCGAAATGAGGTAAACACTAATATTTCGGTTTTAGACCAGCAGATTGAGGAGCAGAAAAAGCTTAATGAACTCGAACAACTGAAAACCGAGCAGGCTATTATCCGGTCAAGGGGATTAACGAAAGAGATTCTTTATAAGCAGTTCATTGACCGGTGGGATGGGAAAACGCCGCTTTATGGAATTGCTCCTGAGTTTTTGAAGATAGCTAAATAAAAGAGCTGGCATACGGAATCTAAATGGATTCCGTATGACTCTTAACAGAATAAAACTGGACCAATAAGATGAAGATACAAAACTTTAGTATTCCCCCCGAATGTCGGCATGCCTCTGTTGAGGCTGTAGACAATAGGTTAATAATCACATTTGAACCGGAGAATCTTTCAGATTTCTTCTGTCAGGAAACGGACCATATAGAGCAGACTCCCAGGATCGGTGATTTAGCTTTGTTTTGGGATACCGCCTATAGAGGTTCCGCCATTATTGCCCGACTGATAGATGAAGACCGTATAAACGGTGTACAGGCGTATCAGGCCGCCAATGATGTCTGGTACGAAAACGCCATCCGGTTTCGAAGTGACGAACAATACCGCTTAATAACTCAAAGGCATGATGTGGAAAAAGAAAACGACTGATTTAAAGAAGAAGTCTCCTAATCTGAAGAACAAGTTGGATACTGTGTTCAGCCGCTTTATCCGTTTACGTGACGCCAGGAAAGACGGAACATTTCAGTGCATCTCTTGTGGGAGAATTTTGCCTTTGGATCAGGCGGATTGCGGGCACTACATAAACAGACAGCACATGTCCACCCGATTCAGTGAAAAGAACTGCAATGCCCAATGCCGATCGTGCAATCGTTTCGATGAAGGCAACATGCAGGGTTATCGCCGTGGTCTGATATTGAAATACGGTGAACCTGCGGTTCTGTTGCTTGAATCCATGAAGAATCAGACAAATAAGATCTCCGACTTTGAGTACAGTGCCATGATCAAGTATTATCAGGGCGAGGTTAAACGTCTGAAAGAAGAGAAGCAGATACGCCAAATATGACATATATGGAACTTTTGAAAATATGAAAGTGATACATGTGTATTTGATCTTCAAAAAGAAGAATTACTACTTCGGTTCCCTCAGTGCCATTTTTGAGCATCTGGATGAAAACGACATAGGAATTAAGAAGCGCACATTGCTGCATCGTTCGGATGAATCCACCATCTTGACAGATAGGGCGATCATCATAAAATCAACCCTGCTTAGATGCAGGAAATCAACAAAGAAAATATGATTATGAAACCAAAGAAACAATTAATTGAAACAGCCGTAAAAGATGGCAGTATAGACAGAATGAATATGCTCCTCTCAGCCGCGCATCTGTTGAATTGCGAGGCAAACAGCCTGATAGAGGAAGCATCCGATGTTATGTTGGCCAAGGGTCTGTTACTTGGAAACCTGAAGAAGCTGCATAACGACTTTGTGAAATGTGCTGACCGCTATTTCAGAGAGTTCGCCACACTTGTAACTACGGATAAATCCAAGATGGATATGTTTGGCGATTTGGATGGCTTCGACAAGTCATTTAGAGAGTGGGCCAAGGTGCCGGCTGATTGGGAACCCCAAAATATGGAATAATGAAAGAATATATAGATTTTCTAAAAGATAAGATGGCCATTAGCCATCAAACCGGGTTTGAAGTCAAAGCGGAAGAACTGACTTCGTCCTTATACCCCCATGTGAAAGATACCGTTCGTTGGGCGGTGGCCGGTGGTTGTCGTGCCATATTTTCCAGCTTCGGCATGCAGAAGACCGTTACCCAGCTGGAGATATGCAGAGTTATAATCAATCAGTATTTCGGTAAAGCTCTTATCGTTTGTCCTAAGCGTGTAGTAGTAGAGTTTATCACCCAAGCTAAGGAGCACATGAACATGACAGTTAAGTATGTCAAGAACATGAGTGAAGTCAGAGCCTGCAAGTGTGATATAATGATTACCAATTATGAGCGTGTCCGTGACGGTGAGGACGGGGTAAGGATAGAACCTTCCTATTTCACTGTAACCTCTTTGGATGAAGCCAGCGTATTACGTGGTTATGGCACGAAGACTTATCAAGAGTTCCTTCCATTGTTTTCCGGTGTCCCGTACCGATTTGTCGCTACGGCTACACCATCGCCAAACAGATATAAGGAACTGATACACTATGCCGGCTATCTCGGTGTGATGGATACCGGGCAGGCGCTTACAAGATTCTTTCAGCGTGACAGTACCAAAGCGAATAATTTTACCCTTTACCCACATAAAGAGAAAGAGTTTTGGTTATGGGTGTCTACATGGGCATTATTCCTCACTAAACCATCTGATTTAGGCTATCCCGATATCGGCTATGAATTGCCGGAACTGCGGGTGCATGAAGAAGTGGTTGGCGTTGACAACTCCACTGCCGGCACCGACCGTGACGGGCAGGTTAAAATGTTTCGTGAAGCGGCATTAGGTTTGGCTGATGCAGCAAGAGAGCGCCGAGATAACATGGCTGCGAAGATTGCCCGTGTGGTGGAAATCATAGGTCGTCCTGAAAACAAAGATGAACATTTTCTTTTATGGCATGACCTTGAAAGTGAACGTGAGGCACTCTGCAAGTCTATTCCTGGATGTAAAGCTGTCTATGGTTCCCAGGATGATGAAGAGGCGGATGAGGTAATTGCCGATTTCAAAGATGGTCGGTTGAAGTATTTGGCTGCTAAACCTGAAATGCTTGGTGAGGGTTTGAACTTCCAGTACCACTGCCATAAGGCAATCATGTTCATCGACTACCGTTTCAATGACAAGTTCCAGGCGATAGCCCGTATATACCGTTTCATGCAGAAATACCCTGTTGACTTGTATTTAGTGTATGCCGAAAGCGAGGGCGAGATATACAAAAGCTTCATGCGGAAATGGATGCAACATAAGGAGATGGTAGCCAAGATGACCGATATCGTCCGCGAGAACGGTTTGTTCGGTTTGCAGGCAGAGGAGAAGATGATGCGCTGGATGTTCGCCAGCCGGGAAGATAAGTCCGGTAAGCTGTGGAAAGCGATCAATAACGATAATGTTCTGGAATGCCGGAAGATGGAAAGCAATTCGGTGGATTTGGTTGTAACCAGCATCCCTTTTTCCAATCATTACGAATACACGCCGACCTACAACGATTTCGGACATAATGAAAACAACGATAAGTTCTTTGAGCAGATGGATTATTTGACGCCGGAACTGATGCGTATCCTTAAACCTGGCCGCTTGGCCTGTATCCATGTGAAAGACCGTGTATTGTTCGGTAACGCTACGGGTGACGGTATGCCAACGATTGATCCGTTCAGTGAAATGACCGTATTTCATTACATGAAACACGGATTCCGTTATATGGGGCGTATTACGGTTGATACAGATGTGGTAAGGGAAAATAACCAGACCTATCGCCTCGGTTATACCGAGATGTGCAAGGACGGTTCAAAGATGGGTGTTGGTTGTCCGGAGTATGTTCTTCTTTTCAGAAAGCTGCCTTCTGATACCTCCCGGGCCTATGCCGATTTGCCCGTCACCAAGGATAAGAAGGAATATTCTCTTGCCCGTTGGCAGATAGATGCCCATGCAAGCTGGAAATCATCGGGTGACACCTTGTTGAGCTACGAGGATATGAAAGGTATCGGCATTGACAAGATACGTCATTTGTTCAGAAACTACGAACGTGAACATATCTACAGATATGAGGAACATGTTGCATTTGCCGAAGAGTTGGAAGCTTATAATAAACTACCTAAAACTTTTATGGCCGTTGACCCTGTAAGCAAGAAGCCTTGGATATGGGATGATGTCACCCGAATGCGGACATTAAATACCAAACAGTCACAGAAGAAACGACAGAACCATATTTGTCCTCTTCAATTGGATATTGTTGAAAGATTGATTGAACGTTATTCAAATAAGAATGATTTGATATTTGATCCCTTCGGCGGCATTGGTACCGTTCCTTATTGTGCCATCAAATTAGGGCGTAGAGGTCTTTCCACTGAACTGAATTACGACTATTGGAAGGACAGTCTTTCGTACTTGTGTGAAGCGGAGATGGAAGTGGGTGCGCCGACGTTGTTTGACTTATTGGATAATGCCCTATGAATATCCCCCAAACCATCCCGCGTATTGATTGCAAGGCATTCGCCAAATGCGGAAAGAAGTCTTTATCCCATTGCAGGCGGTATAAACTTACGGACGAAGAGTGTATAAATTGCCGGTTGGTCCATCGACGGGAAAGAAACAATTACCGTACTTCCCCCGACGGTCGTTTAATGAAACGGTGTTCCATCTGTGGCGAGTGGTACTATCTTCACCGGTTCTACCCCAGAACTTTAAATCGGGGAGAGAAGGTCTATTCCACCTTCAGTTCTGAATGCAGAAGGTGTAAGTCTTTGAAAGCATCAACCTATCAAAAAGCAAGGCGATGAATAAGAATAAGGGAAAAGAAGAGGAAATCAGGCAGAAGGTAAAGTGTGATTGCCGGCAATGCAGACGCGCCGGCCCGGTTGAGAATTTCATGGTGTATTGCCCGATACATGACTGTGGCCGATCAACCGGCCTTAGAATGTGTGAGTATTTTATAGAGAAGAAGAGATGTTCGACAAGATAACCATAAAGGCAACGATTGACACGGCGGATATTGAGACGATTGTCTTGCGAAATTATTTGGAGGAGTGCACGGAAGGTGATGAAGTCTATTACAAGTCTACCGCTTACGCCAACTTTGACGGTTGTTTCATCGAGATTCGCGGTAACAGGTTACGGTGTACGTGTTCCATTTGCAAGCTCTATTCCAAGGGAAAGACCGGGAAACTGGATAACAGCCGCCCGATAACTTTCGCAATGGCTGTAAGGACAATCAAAGAGCTGCTGTTGAGGCTATGTGTCCGGATTGAGAATGCCGTGGTAACGTATTACGAGATAGGTATCACAATGAAGATGTCCCTTCCTGCCGATTCTTACATAAAACAGATGTATGAAGTCTCAGGAAAGCTCCTTTGGAACGATGCCAACTATTCGGCGTTCAAGCAACAGACAACGGAGAAAAGCAAGTATTTCCGGAAGATCCTGAAGGTCTATGATAAGAGCTTTGAGGCCGGGGAGAAAGGACGGAATGTCGGGGCTAACATTCTTCGTATCGAAACGATATACAAGCACCAGTCTGTTTCGCTGATGGAATTAACGGACAACCTCTTCCTGTCAAGGATCGGCCGTATATTCTATAAGGACTGGTCAGAAATATGCTTTACCAGAGAACTGTCTGCGGCCAAGGGCGTAAAGGTGTCCCAGCTTGAAAGGGCCAGGGAGATATACCGGATAGGAGTTACCCGGTACAAGGAGCGTTACAAGAAGCTTTATCTTTCGGGTAAGCTGACTAAAAAGCAATGGGAGACTATACGCAATTTTGCTCGTAGCTGGCCGGAAGAGCGTGAGAAGTACGTGGAGGAAATCGGTGACATGGAGCGTGAATTTAAGGACAAACTTTTATCAGGCTACCAGACAGGGATATTTACGCCCATTTGCAGAAAAATATAACATGTTGAAAATCAGTATTTTATCTGTAAATACAAAAAGCACCTTATGGTGCGCAATTAAAATGTTGAAAATTAAGTGATTACGTTTTTAAAATCTAAAATTTAACACTTTTCGGCAACTTGTCCTATACAGCCCGCAGGGTTGTCGGGAACCGACTTATAAGGGCTGATAAATTATAATTTAAAAACTGAATATATGAAATGTGAAGCAGAAGGCAAAATTTTGGTGGAGCTGCCATCCACCGGTGGAGTTACCAGGGATGGTAAAGACTGGGAGAAGAGAGAGTACATCATGGAAACCAGCGAACGTTATCACAGCAAGATGCGCTTTTCCGTTTGCAGTTTTGATGGTCCTGTTGAGAACCCTCCCAAAGTAGGAGACAAGATCAGAGTTAACTTTACCGTTGAAGCCCGCGAATATAAAGGGAACTGGTACAATGAAGTAAGAGTGCATCGGACGGAGAATATTAACCAATAACATAAAAAGATATGAAGAAAAAGAAAGAAATAATGATTGAGTTGGTATACGATATTCCGGCTCTGATAAGAATACAGGAACTTTCCTTGATTGAAATAAAGAAGAAAATTCGTGATCAACAGGTTATAGATTTTCAAGAAGACATTCTAAGAGTTCTAAAGGCTGTAAACGAGATCGATTTTATTAATATGGACAGCAACTAATAGCTATAATTGATATGAATATGAAACAGACGGTTCAAGAAAGAGCAAAAGAAATGTGTGAAGCGTGGGGAATGGAAGATAACCACGGTTACAGCGTTAAAGATACCTTTCAAGTAGGTTTTGTGCAAGGCGCAAATTGGCAGGCAGAGCAATCTCCGTGGATAAAGGCTAAAGACCGGCTTCCATTTGTGGACGAGGATGATATATCAGAGCAGAGCGAACCAGTGTTAGTCATAGCTTCCGCCAAAGGACATTATGAACCCGAAATATTGGTTTACAACAAACATTACCATGTGTGGGACACAGCAGATGCGGATGATTACTGTTGTGATGTATCCGATAATGACTTAT